ACTTCTAAATCAATCACAGAATTACGAGAAGGTGTAGCAGAAGGCGCAATGTTCACACCTGAAATAAGTTTGTTCATTACTTGTCCGCAGTCAACGCAATGAAACGAATGCTCATCATTGAAGCCATGTATTATTTCTTCAACGTTTCCGCATTGTTTACATCTGTAGTCATACCGTGGCATAGCCTATTACCTCTATTCCGTAGCCAGCATCTTTTAAAGAGTTTAGTTCTTCATCTGTAAAATCGGTAGGGGATTCATGCCCACCATATATTGTCCGAGAAACTGTACTCATGTCTGCCGGTTGTCGAGTCGTTACCGACCCATCGTTTAATATAAATATATTAACCCCTCTAGCCGTCGGAGGATAGAATCTCCGCAAGTTCCTAGCAGGACTAATAGTAGGGAACCTGGTAACGTCTAATGTCGGAACCGTATTTTCAAACACAGGCACATACTTTGTATTGAATAATAGTTGATCTACAGACGTTGTAGCATTAATTGTAGACACACTTATGTTCTGGTCCATACTGACGGTCACAGACGGCGTTGTAGACGTTCCACCTATGACTGATGGTTCTACATCAGCGTTGCCTGAAATCGTCGCAGACGGCGTTGTAGCAGCCGTAGAAACGACGCTAGGGGCAACACCCGCTGTGCCAGATATAGTCGCAGATGGCGTAGTTGTAACACCAGCAATAACACTAGGGGCTACGCTAGCCGTACCCGATATTGTTGCCGACGGCGTAGTAGTAGCGCCAGCAATGACGCTAGGAGTTACACTAGCTGTCCCGGATACAGTCGAAGCAGGAACAGTCGTCGTGCCTGCAATTACCGCAACGGCAGCATTCGCAAAGGCTGTCACGGTTACAGCCGGAACAGTCGCAGAACACGCTATTGTTGATGCGTTTACTGTCGCATCTGCTTGCGAATAGTTTACGCTTGAACTTGCGTAGGTAACTGCAGATGAACTGTAGTTTATTGTCACCTGCTGACCTCACTACTCGTCGCCGTACAGGGACTCCTCAGATGCGGTAGTCTTACCAGCCAAAGAACATGACTTATCGCCAATCTTCGTAGCAGCCCAGCTCTTAAGAACTGATAACACAGCAGCAAACCCAGAAGCTATAACAAGTTTCCAGTTGCTTACGCCCATGTCAAGGAAGCTGTTACCACTGATCGTGGCTACTGCTGCTTGTACAAACGTTGCTGCACATCGCTCAAGTAAATCTAGATATTCTTTCATCGTAATAATGCCTTCCAAGTATTTGGTCCAACTACGCCGTCAACATATAGTAGCCGACGCTTCTGAAACTCCACAACAGCCTTTCGAGTAAGTCTGCCATAATCCGAATCTATTTTATACCGATACAATCCCTTAGCAGCCAACAATTGTTGCACCACTTTGACCGCTGCTCCTTTAGATCCTTTCTTTAAAGGATGAGTAGTAACCAGGGCTTCTATCTCAGCAAACGCGGCAGCAATACCCTTAAGATCTTGTTTCGCTGTTTTCTTAGCTTTTGTGCCTTTCAATGCTGGTGCATCAAACCATTTGACTTTGCCGTTTACGACTTTGCAAGGTTGATGATGCCACCACTCACCAGGCACATAAGCGACCATGCCATATGACTTTGCTATGGCGTTCACTTGAGAAGTACTGATACCTTTACCAGTAATTCTAAAATCAACGGCATAACCCCAGTTATCGAACGCTGGTTGTTGCATGTGATATGACCCTTGGAAACCTGACGCTGTTTTGCGATCAGGGTTGGCAGCTAGGTTAAATCCTGGTCTGCCGCTTTTGTATCCGTCGTAGAAGTATTTTTGTTGTGCGTAAGTTCGTACTCCTGATACGACTTTGACTTTGTTGCGGATACGGCTGTCTCTAAAGAATGCTTCTAGTCTGCGTTTGAACTCTGGGTGTAGTAGTTCGATGTTAACGTGTTTGCTGGTAGTTGGAATCATGTATTAGCTCGGTTGGTCTGGGAACTCAACCGTGTCGGCAGGAGTCCACGTTGATGGAAAATCTCGTAGTTGTTGCCTGTATGTAGCCCATTCAGCTTTCTTACTGTCACTTAAAGGGCTGTCTGGCATTTGTGTCCAATCTGACTGTGCTAGCAAAGCGTCACGCCATGCACGCATTTGATCGGTGTAGTATGCGTTTTCGTTGCCTGCTGGGGCTAACAATGTATCTAATCCTATAGTATTAAGCACGATAACTCCCTGCCATAAATAATGTTCCAGAGCTAGTCCAACTTATTGGGAGAGTCCCTCTAACCGCTATTGACTGTACACTGGTATAATTTTGCTCGTAATACGGCACTATATTATTGCTGCTTTGAATGCCTATAACAGTTATTGGGTAAATCGTAGAACCGTTAGGTCGCACCCAGCCAGTACCTAACCCAATAAACTGCAACTCACCAGCATAATCAACTGGCATCTCAAACTGCATACTTGTGCTACTAAACGATGTTGTGCTACCACATAAAAACTCTATTTCAAAGAAAATTACGTCACCAAGCCTAGCGTAATGTGCGTTTACTGTGCCGTTACCTAACGTAATGTTTGTTAGCGTTGGTGTCCAAGCAGTCCAATCTAAAGAACCATCAAGAATGTTCAACTCAGCAGCAGTAGACGTAACAGCCGTAGACCCCAAAATTAAATCACCGTCAGGAATCGTAACATCCCCAGTTGCAGTAACATTCCTAAAGCCAGTTACATCTTTATTAGCGTCAACGACAACACCTTTAGACGCAGCAACAGTACCACCTGTAACTCCGTCAAGAACGTTAATTTCGTTAGCAGTAGCAGTAACCGCAGTAGAACCCAAAATCAGATCGCCTTCAGGCATCGTAACATCACCAGTTGCAGTAATGTTCCTGAAACTAGAAATATCCTTATTAGCGTCAACAACAACAGCCTTAGACGCAACCACCGTTCCAGCAGTAGAACCATCCAGCAAATTAAGTTCAGCAGCAGTCGAAGTAACCGCAGTAGAACCTAAAATCAAGTCACCTTCTGGAATTGTCACATCATCAACAAACGTAGGAGTCGTATCCCAAGCAGAAGTACCAGTACCAGTACCAATCAACACAGCACCAGAAGAAGGCGTAGTGTCACCAGTACCCAACTTTTCCTCAATCTGCAACACAGCACCATTCACATTATTATGAACAGTCGCATGGTTAGGCGAATTAAGATTATCAGAATCCGCTATATTATCAGGAAGCTCCTCAGGATCACGGTCTAACGCACCTGGAAATCTAGTTGCCATCATTCACCTCTTATGGAGTTAAGTCAATCGTAAAAATACCGCCAGCAGCAAACGTAATCGTGAACGTTCCGTTACTCGACGAGAAATCAGAACCAAAATCAATGTATGCAATAAGCGGATCATCAGTTAAAGAATCATCATATATCACAGCGCCCCTAGCGTTCGTGATGGTTGCAGATGACCATGATGTGTCGGCAGCATCAAACTTGATTGTGCCACCTGTCTGCGTCAAAGACAAACTACTTAACGTGTTGCCACCAGAAGTATATCCTGACCCAGAAACCTCGTTAGTTACATCGCTTTTAAAATCATGCGCCCCAAAGTCAGGGGTATACGATGACGTAACCAACATAATTTTGATCGTGTCACTGTCCAGGTCTAACGCAAGAGTGTTCTTCAAAGCGTTAAGAAACGTTATTCCATAAAGTCCGCTAGCCATCAGCGTTCTCCTCATCAGTTACAACGCTGGCTTTTATTGTCTCAGCAGCTATAACTACATCTACTTGTTCATCTTCCATGATGTTTAATAATAATCTAATCAAACGCAGAAAGATAGAGGGTAGGCTAACCTCCCAGTACAGTCAGCCTACCCTGCTATCTAATTAGGAGCTATCAGTTAGCGCCTATTGAGGATGATGTTTCAATCCTTCGGATACATTCCTCACGGAATCTTCCGTATCCTACAAGGTGATACCAACCAACTGTGTTGAATCGACGCAAGCTGTCGGTTACAGGACCGAACACGATGCTTGGGTCCGCACCGAAACCGGCTGCCCGGCTGTGTGCTTTCGCAAGAGCTTGTCTTCCAACAACAACTGTTTTGTATTCGTCAACATTGGAAGCACCAGCGTCAGCGGTTAGCGTGATTCTTGGTGTTTCAATGAAGTCAATTCCACCGAATGTACCGATGCTACCTGTTCGGACAGCAT